CACTCCCCTCCTAGAAAGGAGGGAACCACCCGGTCTTTAGATAGACGGACTCGGGACGTCCAGCACGTCTCAAATGGTCTGCATCTAGGGGCTTTTCGCCACGCTTGAGCAAACATTTAAGAAGGGCACCTTCTCCATCCAGCGGCGAAGCTGGAATGGGTGCCTTCGCGACAACGCCCTTGACAAGAGGGCGCTGCAGCTCGGGATCCCATCGCTTGGCTTCATAACTGAAGCCAGCTTGGTGGCGACCCAATACGGGCGAGGTAGGTTCCACGATGGGGAACGGTATTAGCCGTTCGATGATACCATCGAGGTGCTCCGCAGTGTTTATGTAACCTTTCTGGTAAAATTGGTTACGCATTGACACTGTAGAAACTATCTCGTCCGCGTGCTGCCGTTGTGTTGGGAGTTCCCTTCGGGCCCTCACGATTGTTACATCGTGACCCTTGAAGTACTCCTTTCCGCAAGACTCTCTGAAGTTACCACTCCAGAAGGACTTGCCAGAATTCACTCTAAGACCGAAAGTCTCGAGTACTCTGACAACGGAAGCGGCAAAGCGCGTAGGGACAATAAGATCATCCCCATACGCTGCGACCTCACCAACATACGACATAATGTCGCGACGGGTGAGTAGCCGGCCCAGCTCTTGTTCAATCCCCACAAAGATCATCGTCGTGAAGACGAGGGCCTCGAAAGGAAAACACAGAGCTGACCCCATAGATGCGAACTTGGCCAGGCGAATAACGCCATGACCACGCACATCAGCACTTCGGGACCGTGTTGCGTCCACACCAGCAAACAAATGCGGGTGATTCTGCAGCATGAGCCTTACAAGCTGATAGGAGACACGATCCGACGCTTCGCTAAGATCTAGCGTAGCCAGACTACCATCAACCGAAGCTCTACGAGCCAGGATTTGGTTATAAGTCTGATCCTCGAATCTGATGAACTTGGAAAGGATGTCATCCCTTTCCAGTTCATCCTTCAGATCAAGCCATAGAGCTTGCTGCATGAACATCATGTAGCTAGGCTCCTGAGCAATGATCCGGGGTGTCTTCTGCGTCTTAGGGACCGCGGTTACCTTCACAGGCAACTCACGTCCCGGGGCACGGAACGTCACACGACAGGGAGAATAAGAATCCTCCCCATAGCTGGGTACTCCGTACATTCCGTAAGGAAATACAGATTCCAGCCGGTCGGTCCACTCGTTGATGATCCACTTGGAGTTTCCAAGCTTCCTATCAGCGTTTTTACCCGGCCCGTGTGTTGGTCTGACTCGGTGTTCGTACACTCGCTTATCAAGCGAAGTGAACAATCCTGAGCAGAGCAACCGCGAGATCCTCGCGAAAGGAGTCGGCAATAGCCGAACCACTCCATTCAGCGTCGCTCACGCGGAGTTCCTTCTCACAGTTCATGTATGCTGCGAAAGCGGCTTCCACCCTATCGGGTGTACAGTCGCGCTTGATCTTGGCAGTCATCAGGCAAACCTGACGAATGCTTTGGATTGCACGCGCAGCATCGCGGACGTCACGCCAGACCGAGATCCCTGTAGGGACCCCGGCCAGTTCGTGCGCCGCGTCTGAATCGATGAGTAGGCCAGTACCTCTGTCGAAAATCTGATCCAAGAACCCACCTAGAAAAACAGGGAGTTCTCCGACCCGCCGGTAACCGGCGAAGTCGTCAGGGATGACTCGCTCACGAGAGATTGCTTTTTCAAGGTCTTTCGCGAACAGAGGCAGGGTGATCGTCAAAAACGATTCCCCTTCAGATTCGACGCGATCCGTGATGCGTTGTGCATCACGGGAGGTGTCTATGCCGCCACACAGGTACCCGCACTCTGCGAGTACTAGTGTAACGAACTGCGTCAGGCTTTTCATTCGTAGCTCCCTTTCGGAGTTTCTGAATCCCTAGCCATAGCGCATGATCCCCTCGGTCCGGCGAGCGGGGCAACGCCCCGCCCGCCGACGTTTCTCACTAGTGACGACTCCGAACAACGGAGACGCCGCTAGGCCGCATGATCAAAATGATCACGACGACAGAGAGAAACACAGTAAGTCCGAGAGTGAGTCCCGACACAAACGTGTCTGAACTCATCAGTTCTCCGCACCCAAAAGCTGGGTGACGCGAGCACCAGAGGTAGCAGACAGATACGCGACCAAAGAGTCGACGATCTGCTTCTGCTCAGCGATGGTGTACCCGATCGGAGGAACATCAACTGCCAGTGTAACTGACATGTCGTAAGACTTGTTGATGCCCGCCGCAAAGGGATCCGCCGCGACCTTGGTGTGGTGAAGCCGGATAGCACGACGGAACCGCTTGGTTCCGGAGTGCATAACCGTCAGATCGACAGTTCCATCGTCCTTTCGGTAGATGGAGGTCGAGCCGACGTTGCTAACCCGCGGAAGCGAGTTAGCGACGGCGTTAATAGTCACCGACTGAGGATCACTGAATGCCATGGCACAGTTCTTCTTTCACATGATGTGTGTACCACACGACGGAAGACCCGTCGTGCAGGTTGTTGATCTCCGATGTTTATACATCCAATCATCGAAGCAAGTTGGACCCCTTGGTCATGCCAAGGGCGCCCAGGATGGCCCATTGCTGCGCAGAGAACTGCGCAGGCTGGATGCCAAATCCGAATGGAGATGCCTTCAGTCGCTCTTTCCGCACTGTGCGGTAGGTAGTCGACAGAGGTCCCATTGAGTCGCCATTAATAAGCAACTTGTCAATGGTCGACACGCGATCCAACGTGCTTTCGCACATTATGTATCCGTATCTCAATACAAGCCCATCCTGGCTGAACGCGACGGCGTTCGTAAGAACGTCGCCAAAGTCCACAAACCAGTCGATGAGCCATGACCATGGTGTCAAAGCCCAGACGACGTCGAGAGTAATCTCTACGTTAACTAGCTTTCGGGCTAGTTGACGATACCGATCGAGTTCAGAGAGAGGGTCTTTACCCTTCTTGTTCACGAAATAGGTATACGCGCCTGAAAATCGGATATCCCTTCTCAGGGACCGATTGACTTTCCATCCCATTGTAGCTCGACTAAACTCAGTGCCCCACCCGCCATTCCCTGTATCGGGAATTTCGAAAGGGTACGAAGACGAATCAACGACGAAACTAGTGTCGATGATAGGGTCGAAGCTGTGCTGCCTCCGAACAACGCGTTCGGAGTCCCGAATGAATTGAGCCAGAGTGTCGTAGCTTTTCAGCACGACATTGACGGCATCAACAATCATAGAGATCGTAGGCAGTACACCGAAATTCCAGTTCAAGAACTCGTCGCCAGAGCGTTTAACTCCAGCGCGCCAGTCCTTTGAGCCGTGAAAAGCCGGTTTAAGTACTGAACCTCCTACGAACTTCGGGAAGCCCTCTCGCACGATCTCAGCGAGATCTTGCGCAGGGCTTGCAATCGGTCGATTAGGCCGAGTTGCGGAAATCGCCTTTGTCCCGTACACCTGGAGAGAAATCTCTGGTGGGGATTCAAAGGACGTAATACCGCCGTTGCCACTAGCGATCCATAGAGGACCGCGGTAGCGAGCAGTCGAATAAGCACCCTTTCCAACCAAGTACACCTCACGGTGGCTTGTCTGGAGGATCTGCTTTTCCGTCCGAAACTCATGCCCAGTGTCGTAGGGATTGCTGAAAACCGTACTCTGCTCCCGAAAGAGCTCATACGGGTCAGTGATCTCTGCGCCACCGAACCGAGGACCAGACCTAAAAGAGGTCGTGGTCTGCTTGGGAACAGGAACGTATGCAGCCTGATAATCAATCTGGCCAGCACCATAACGGTTGACGTACATCGACTTCGCCCAGTTAACTGGGAGAGATCGAGACGTCGTATACGTTCCTGCCATGATCATTTCCAATCTTTGGATGTTGAGATTAGAGTTGGGTACACTGTGTACTCTAACCAGCGGAACAAACTGCTTTTTGAGCAGAATGCGCGGCATAGCGCCGGAGGGCCC